ATACGCAAACATCCACAAGAAAAGAAAGTAATAACCAATGAACAAAGGTGAAATCCGAGCACACTTTATTGCTCTTCTAAATCGTAGTGACTGTTCGAATGCTTTGGCTGACACCTTCATTGATCAAGCAATCACTAGAATACAAAGACAGCTGCGTGTACCAGCAATGGAAAAGCAGAACCAGTACAATGTGACTTCTGCATCTGGTACTTCTCAAATAGTAATACCCAACGACACTTTAGAGATCATAGAACTGTATTACGATGGTAACTCACTAGTACGCATACCCCTCCACGAAATGATACAGCACCAGAAAACTGGTGAACTAGGCTCTCCAAGGTTCTTTTGTAGAGAGCAAGGTAACATTAAGATACACCCAAAGCCTACGACTGGCACGCTGTATCTAAATTATTACGCAGAGCAAGCGACACTAACGAGCGACAGCGACACGAACATGCTGACGAATATTGCATCTGATCTACTGACATACACAGCATTATCATACGCCGCTGACTACTTCTTAGATGAACGTGGTGCAGTCTTTGATCAAAAGTCTGGGTCTTTCTTAGCTGAAATACAGGAACACGCAAACAGTTCAGAACAGTCTGGTATCAACCAAGTTGTTCGACCTACTCATTATTACGAGGATTAATCCAAATGGCATCAAAGACCAGTTTCTACAACAACTCTGGAGTAACTAACGAACAATCGAATGCTATTGACGCATCAGTATCCAACGCGGAAGCCAGCGCAACTTCAGCATCTAACAGCGCAACAGCGGCGGCTAACAGTGCCTCTAGTGCATCGACTTCAGCGGCGACAGCCACAACATCTAAAGATGCGGCAGTCGTAGCAAAGGACGCGGCAGTCGTCGCTAAGAATGCGGCAGAGGCCGCCGCTGGTGGTGTCTCAGGTGCTTTAGCTATATCAAACAACCTTTCTGACTTAGCAAACGCATCTACAGCAAGGACTAATCTTGGGGTTGCTATAGGATCAAACGTACAGGCATATTCGTCTGTATTACAAAGTACGACAGCGGCCTACACTTCAGCTTTAAACACCAAACTTAACGGCATAGAAGCAAACGCAACGGCAGACCAAACAAAGAGCGACATAGATGCTCTGGGTATTAATGCAACTAGCGTTTCAGGCTTTACTGTAGGTAAGTCTGTGCCTTCCAATGCTGTCTTCACAGATACTAACACAACGTATTCAGTTGGTGATGGAGGTCTTACACAGAACAACTTCACTAATGCAGACCACACAAAACTAGATGGCATTGAAGCATCTGCGGATGTAACTGATACTGCTAATGTAGTCGCGGCTCTAACGGCTGGCACTAACATAACAATAGCGGCTAACGGAACTATAGCTTCTACAGCTTCTGGTGGATCAAGTTACACACACCCGAACCACAGTGGAGAGGTTACATCGTCTGGTGATGGTGCTACAGTCATAGCTAGTAATGTTGTTGATGCAGACAACTTAAAAGTATCTGGTAATGGTAGTAACACACAGTTCTTACGTTCAGATGGTGATGGTACATTTACTTGGGCAACACCAGTAGACACTAACACAACTTACACAGTTGGCGATGGTGCTTTAACTCAAAAGAATTTTACTACTGCTTTAAAGACTAAGTTAGACAGTATAGAAGCTAGTGCAACAGCAGATCAAACTGATGCTGAAATTAGGGCAGCTGTAGAAGCGGCATCTGACAGTAACGTGTTCACTGACGCAGACCATACAAAACTCAACGGCATAGCAACAGGTGCTACAGCATACACAAATGCTAACGCAGTATCAGCAGTAACCGCATCTGACCTAGACATGGGTGGCAACAAGGTTCTGTTTAGTAACGTATATTCTGCCTTAAGTGACTTACCTTCAGCTTCTAGTAATCACGGCATGTTTGCCCATGTTCACGCAACAGGCAAGGGTTACTATGCACATGGTGGCAATTGGATAGAATTAGCTAATGCATCAGAACTATCAGATGAAAACTTTACTACAGCAGATCACTCTAAGCTAAACGGCATAGAAACTGGTGCAACCGCAGATCAGACTGCATCAGAAATAAGAACACTAGTTGAAAGTGCTACGGACAGTAACGTATTCACAGATGCTGACCACGGAAAACTAAATGGCATAGCTACATCAGCTAACAACTACACTCACCCAAATCACACAGGCGAAGTCACATCGACATCAGATGGCTCAACAGTCATCGTTGATAATGTTGTTGACGAAGCAAATCTCAAGGTAAGCAATACTCCTACAAACGGATATGTCCTTACAGCACAGTCAGGCGTTAATGGTGGTTTGACTTGGGCGGCGGCGGCTTCTGGAGGCGGTGGTGCAGACCTCTACACTGCTAACGAGTCTAGTCCTTCAGCACAACCAAGTGCTACTGGTACAAACGCCATAGCTATAGGTGACAGTGCAGTAAGTGCAGGTTCTAGGACAATTGCTTTCTCAAAGAGTAGGGCGGCTGGTTGGGATAGTATCGCAGGTGCAATCCTTAACAACACTGCCTCTTATGGTACAACATCTGAAGGTAATATTGTATTCGGTGAAAAAGCTAAAGTTACTGGCAGTGCTTCACAAGGTATAGGAAAACTTTCAGTAACTTCTGGCTCACAAAGTATGGGACTTGGTTACACGGCAACTGCTAGTGGCTTAAGAAGTTATGCGTTTGGCTATGGGGCATCTGCTAGTAATACAGACAGTGTTTCTATTGGGCGTAGTGTAACTTCAACTGCCAGCAACCAAGTAAATATTGGTGGAGATACTCAAGACGTTAGAATAAGTGAAACTTATACTCTACCAAAAGTAGACGGCACAGCTTCAGGTCAGGTTCTTACTACCAATGGCTCAGGGGTTGTTTCTTGGGCTACACCTTCAGGCGGTGGTGGCGGTGCTGACTTATACACTGCTAATGAAAGCAGTCCATCAGCCCAACCTTCAGCTACTGGTACTAATGCTATTGCTATAGGTGACAGTGCAATAAGTAGCAATACAAACAGTTTTGCTCTTAATAAAAGTCAAGCAAGTGGAACTAACAGCTTTGCGGCTCAAATAACTGATAGCACAACATCCTATGGTGCTATTGGTGTAAATAGTATTTCGATAGGTAGATGGAATAAATCTTCAGGTTCTGGAAGTATATCTGTTGGAGGTGCTTTTGCATGGGCGCAAGGTGGACAATCTATAGCTATTGGAAAAAATGCATATGCAAACCAATCAAATTCTGTAGTTTTAGGAGTAAACGGGGTTTCTGACGTTCAGGGAAAATTTGTTTTCTCTAGTAACCAGATTGCCTCTAACGGCGACAGCCAGTTAGGTTTATGTATACTGAGAGTTTCTACCACTGATGCTACAGCAACAACTATGAGAACTTTGGGTGCAACTTCTAATGTTATAGCAACAAACCAAATGACTCTACCTAACAACTCAGCATACACATTCTCAGGTACAGTAGTTGCAAGAGAAAAAGCATCTGAAGGTACGGATGTAGGTGCTTGGGAGGTCAAAGGTATCATTCGTAGAGAAGCCAACGCAGGGACAACAGTTTTAGTTAACTCAGTTATCAACGAACTTAATGCTCCCACAGGGTGGGCAGTAGCACTTACTGCTGACACTACACTCGGATGCTTGAAGGTTGCGGTCACAGGCGTAGCATCAACAAATATCAGGTGGGTAGCCACAATCAACACATCGGAGGTTACATACGCATAATGGGGTCAATTAATTTAAAACATACAGGCAGTGGTTCTGCTATAGCTCTTAGTTCCGATGGTACAAGCCTACTATTAAACGGCACAGCTATCGGTGGAGGTGGTTCATCTGACTATGTGCATATTAGTACACAAACAGTTACAAGTGCTACAGCACAAGTTGAGTTCGATTTGAGTAGTTCAGATTATGGTAGCTACTATATAGTTGCACATGACTGTGCTTTTACTGCCGCCCCTTCGAATGAATATTGTTTATATTTTAATTTCTATGATGGCGCATACAATAGTGGTTCACCTTTTACTAACCTAATGAGCCTCAATTACCAACGAGGAACAGAAAGTGGTAGTACTGTATCATCTAGCACGTCTTGGGCATATAATCTTACTATGAGATCAGGTAGCACTCCAACAACCTCTACAAAGTTTGGCTTTAGTGGAATGATTGGTGGACGAACTAATAGCCCAGTTGATCTTAATGGTTATTTTATTACAGGAACAAGTGCGGCCGGCGCACCTAGACTACGTGGTATTGCGCCTAACACCAGTAATAACATGACATATATGTTGGTTAAACCTAGCTCCTCAACTTTTGCTTCAGGTAAATTTGCACTCTATGGATTAAAGGACGCATAGTATGAAAAAATTAGTAAACAATGTTAGTGTTGATATGACTTCTCAAGAGATTGAAGCCTATAACCAAGCACCGATTGATATGTTACCTTTTATAATTAGGGAGCAAAGAGACGAAAAGTTACTGCAAGAAGTAGACCCTGTAGTAACTAACCCTCTTCGGTGGGCTGAACTAACAGAAGATAAACAAGCAGAATGGACACAGTATCGTACTGATTTGCTTAACCTACCAGCCCAATCTGGTTTCCCTAACACAATAACTTGGCCTACAAAGCCGTAACTTAAAGGAGTCATGAAAATGGCAATTCAATTAGACTTATCAACAAGCCAATATGGCACAGCATTTTCGGGTGCATACTTTAGAATAGTAACTGCGGCAATCTCAAGAGAACTAGGTGACAACTTCTCAGTAATGATCGACTGTAGTGGGTTTGCTACAGCAACCCCAAATGATGATACACATCCAGTAGATTTCCGCAGATACACTGCACCATTAGCTACAATCGAAGCTACTGCTGGCGATGACTTCTTATCAAAATGTTACACTTGGGTCATGGCGCAAGCGGACATGAGTGGTTCATCAGCAGTCTAAAGATGGACAATGGTGATAGTGGCTGGCACATAGCCAAGAGTGTCCCTGCAACCCTCCTCCTTGGCCTCATCACACAAGCTGGGGCAATCGTATGGACTGTCTCAATGATGATGGCAGATATAGAAAGCAATAGAGAAGACCTAATAGAACTACAGGCTAGAGTACAAGCTACAGAGAGGTCTACTCAGCAACAAGCTATATCAATGGCTCGTATAGATGAAAATATAAAAGCTATAAGAGATACCATAGAACATATGGCTAGAAAGAATATTCAATGAAACTTTTAGCTTTACTGTTTGGTCTTTTAATCGGTAGTTCTGTATATGCCGATGACACAATCTACACTGACACTAACAGTACAATAACTTCCAATGGTTCAATGGACACAACAGTCAATAGTCCACCACCATCTGCAATTTCCCCACAGATCAGCTCTAGTAACTCTGACTTATGTACTGTCGGTGTTGCTGGTGCTGTGCA